GACCTGTTACTGATTCGTAAGATAGTCTTGCCCACTCCATTACTGCTTGAGCTCCGGAAGGTGTAATTGGATCATATAATGTCATATCCATATCATTCCACATTCTCTTTCCTCTAATCTTACGATAAGAGTTGATGTGGTCTAGTACAACTTCCCCATCTTCAAACGAAGGAGCTGATACTGTTTTTACCATGAATGATGGAATGTTATCCATATACATGATGAATCTATTCTGTACCTTCGGTTCGAAGGCTCTAAACATAATTTCGTTTGGATCTAATACTGCCATTTTTATTTATTGTTTATTATAAATATCTTAATTTAAATTTATCCTGCAAAAGTTGCTCCTGTTGGCTCAATTGTAAAGTCTAGTACTATGAATTCAGCAGTCTTGGCTGGTTGAATAAAGATTTGACCTATAAGTTGATTTCTGTCTACTACGTCTGCAGTGTTATTTGTGTCGTCCATTACTACTCTATAAGCGTAAAGACCTTGTCTCTGTACTACTGACTCTAAGTAAGGATTAACTCTAGCTAAGAATCTATTTCTAGTTGTTAATGTGTTTTGCTCGAATACTAAGTTTCTTGATTCATCGCCAATAAACTTTTTCAATTCAATTAACAATCTTCTTACATTTACTCTATCTAAAGACGATGCTTTAGTTTGTAAAGTTTTTTGACCGAATACTGAAATGCCTTGTCCTGGGAAAGAAGCGATTGGGTTAACTTTTTTAGAGTATAGTGTATCTCTCTGAGTTCTTGTTAATCTCTTTTGAGCTTGTATTACTCCTGTAATTCCTCCTCTTACTAATCCTGCTGGTGCAAACCAAGGTGCTGAACTATTATCTGTAAAAGCATATACTCCTGGTATTACAACTGATGCTGGAATCCATTCGTTTCTTCCTGTTGCAGATTTAGTTTGTAACCATGGCCAGTATGATGCTGCATAAGAGCTGTTAAGTCCTGTTGCTTGCCCTGTTACTGTACTTTCACCTGTTACGCTATAATCTACTAAATCAACTACTGATATACAATCTCCTCTAGTCTCTGCTAAAGATATAATACTGTCTATTTCTGTAGCATGACCGGTTAAGTTATAAGCTAATCCTGGTGCTGAAATAATATTAAATATATAATCGTCGCTGTTTTCCAATACTGATATAATATCGGAATAACAATCTGCGGTTAAACCTTGTGTATCTATTCCGTCTATGTCACCGAAAAATTTAGCTTGTCTATCTGCAGCAAAATGTCCTCCAGTTGCTCCAAAGAATGATCCTGATTGTGCTATTGGAAGAGAACTAGCATAACTTACTCCTTGTGAATCTGTGTTGATTGTTACTCCGTCGTTTGCTAAGTAATCTAATGTTTGTGCCGGTACTGAATGTACTCTTACGTAGTTAGATTTATTAACATATTCTCCTTGGGTAGAAATGTATTTTGAACCATCTCCGTCTGTTGATAATACTTGACGTTGGTTTCCTATAATACTTTCTATATAGTTAGGAGAATTAGGATCTAGAGATACATTATTAAATGTCTCTAGCACAATTTTATTTTTTAAGCTATCATCTCCTTGACGAATGCTTAATGTAAATGTTCCAAGATCGCTATTTACGTTACTTATTTCCCATCTTACGTTATCCGAACTACCATTAACTAGTGAGCTATCAGAATTTTGTGGGATATTATTAGCATTAGTTGCATTATTATATATTGTTCCTTCTCCTAAAGTTGATAGTATAAATGAATTTGTAGTAGTAGATGTTGTTTCTGTACCTCCTGCTAAAGTTATTACTGCAGTTGCTGAAGGATCGTTTCCAGCAGCATCTCCTACTCTAAGTATATATCCGTTAGCTGCTATTCCTGCTACTCTACCGTCTAGTTGTAGTGTGTCTGATGTTGCATTATCTCCATGTACTACTGCTATATTGGCTCCATCGATTGCTGCTCCTAAGTTGTCTACTGTTTCGTCAGCATCTGCTCCTGGAGAGAAGTACCATTGATTCGCCGATGGAATATCGTCAGGTACATCTCCTACAATTGCTGTAAAGTTGTATTCAGTCCCGTCTGGTGCTTGAATAATATACTGTTGAGTATCGTCTGCTTGAGCAAAACTAGCTACGAATCCTGTTGCTGTTGCAACACCTGTAGTAGATGTAGTATTACTAATAGTAGTCGATGTAGCAGCATCGAATGATCCTGTAACTACCCTAGAAACTAATACTGAGTTACCACCTTGTTGAAAATAATTTTTAACTGCGATAGAAGTTAAGAATTCATAAGAGTTCGAACCTGATGCAAAAGTAGTACCAAATTTCCTTACATACTCACCATAAGAGGTAACTAATGTTGGGATTTCTACTGGTCCTTTTACTGCTGGTCCGATAATTGCAGCTCCTGCTGTTACAGGGGCTGGTTGAATAAATGAAATATCATTTTCTCTTGTGAATACACCTGGAGAGATAATTGTTTCTGCCATGTTTAATGAAGTTTATTTAAATGTCTTTTATAAATATCAGCTTATTTTGTAAACCGTTCCTGTAATGTACAGGTAGTTATTTGTATATAAATAGGAAGGGAAGGTACAAAACCTCCCCCTCTTAATAATCTTAATAAACTTATGAATTTACTTTACTTCTTTTACTACTTCTTCTTCTTTTACTTCTTCTGTTGGAATGAATTCCCCATTCTGTAAATCGATAGATCCTTTTCCGTATTTTTCTTCTAACTCCTTAACTACAGCAGATTCTTGCTCTTGTGTTTCTGTTAAGTACTGCTCGATGTTAGCCTTACGAGTTTTTAAATCTATTTCTGCTAGGCCTACGTTTCCTAATTCAACTTTTACAGCTTGAACTCTTTTTTGGATTTCTTCAATCTTTCCTAACTCTTCTTTTGATAACTTTTGATTTGCCATTTTTTAACTTTAAATTAATCGATTAAATTATATATATTATATAATATAAGAACTAATATCTAGTTCTACAACTTTTATTTTACTTATTTTGTTTTTTTTTATTTTTATTCTCCTACTACTAGAGTAACTGAAGTTGGAGTTTGTAATTCTGTGATTTGTGAATCTAATCCTCCTTGGATTACATTTACTTGCTCTTCTCCCATTGCTGCTTTTACCCATTCTATAATCGTAGCGTGTGTAAGATCGTCAAATGCTGTAAAGTCGTTTTCTGAGTCAAATTGTAGAGCTTGTGTACCAATACTAGTTGCATTAAATGCGTTGTCGTTTGCATCTACAGCATCAGATGTTGCTGTTACTCTCCAATGTACGTTATAAATAACGTTTGTCTGTCCTCCTTCGGAAGGATGTACATCTACTGTTTTACAGTCCCAATTGTAAGTATTCATATTTTATTTTATTAAGTGTTGAACTTTAGTTTATTGTTCTTTATATAAATATATGTAAAATAACTTTAACTACCAACCTTACCTACTTTATTAAGGTAGACTACAGAAATTCATATTAACATCTAGTTGATGGAGTGTCCATGTGTAGTTATTAGTTAGTCCAGTTCTCTTAACGTAGTATATGTAATAGTCGTCGATTGTTGAGCCAAGAGATCCTTCTAATCCCGGTACATTTGCTTGCGAATCGTAATTAGCGTTTGTAACACCGTTTACATATAGGGTATCGTCGGTGCCGGCGCCATTTACTATGTAGTAATCATTATAGTTGTCATGTAGCGGTAAAATTGCTCTTGGTATTGAGGTCGGGCCTGTAGTAGTTATATTGTTTATAGTCGGAGTACCGGCAGTTGATATATCAAAACCAGTACTTAGTGGTATCTCAAATACACTTACTGATGTTGGTGATGATGTTTTAGATGTTACAGCATAAATACGGGTACCAAAGTAGTTAAAGTGAAAAGCTCTTAAGGATTCGCCGGTAGGCATTACTAAATTCAATGTTGTTCCACTAGTTGACATAGTAGTTATATCCCAGGCTGCCGTAAGGTTATATTCGACAATACTGTTGGAATTATTATGTGATACATAAGCTTTCTCTCCATTATTAGCCAATTGAAAAAGTGCAAAATAATTACTTAGTGATGGGCTTGCTCCAACAGCTGTAATTGTAGAGGTTAAATCATGAGCGGTTGCTATACTCATTTGTACAATTCTCTTACTGGAGTATTGAGGAATGTACATCCTCATACCGCCTGCTGATACGTACGGTTGGACTTGTGCACCATTTGCTGATCCGGTTATAAATGAAGTAATATCTTTAGAATCACCGGTGGTGATGTCCCCTATATCCCAATTAGGATTGCAAAATGGTATTGCTGTATAGGGTGTATCTATTACTTTCTCTACATTTAATCTTCCTACATTTAGAATTTTATTCATATTAGCTGCTATTACTCCGTTTACTATTTCCCCAAAACCTGTATCTAAAGTATATTCAATCCTTGGGTAGTAGGAAGAGTTGTTGTAGTAAAAATCAGAAACAGTTGCTAATGTAAGTCCGGGTTCTTGGTCCGAATAGTCAAAAGTATAGTCGCATAAACCTATATTAAAGTTGCTATTTCCTACAGCATCTGTTTTAGCATCATTATTAAGGGCTATTGTTTTTGCAGTTCCTGTTCCACCAGGTCCCATATTAAATACACCTGAATAGGGTGTAGTGAAATCTACATTATAATCACTTGTACTTAATTGTGCAGTTAGACCTGAACCCCATGTGTTAGTATTCTTTACAGCTATTATATTCTTATAATTGGTATACCCGGATGTTTTGTAAAGTTTTAGATGTAGACTTGTTATCGTACCCGATACCCCTGAGAAGTCAAAGGATAGCATACATCTTTCTATTACCCAGTTTTGCCCTCTAACTGTTTGCTCATAGGCATCGGGGGACATAGATGTTGGGTTAACTATTCTTGAAGAACCCGTGGTATCGTCTCTAGCGTCACTCCAGGTATAAAGTGTTGTATCTAGTTGATTTCTTACTAGTCCGTCTATTGACTGTTTACTTGATGGTATTGTTGGCATAACTCTGGTTTATAATTACTATTCTTTACCTATAACTCCAATGCCATCTCCAGGACCAGGAGCTGGTGTGTATCCACCTTCTACTGGTGCAGTTGGTGTGTATGGTTCTCTTTTTCCTTCTCTTGTATATATAGGCATATAGTAGGTATCAGTTGTATGGTATTTATTAGCAGGTATTGACTTAACTCCAAATTCACTAAGTCTTATTTTTTTATATGTAACACCTCTTTTTTCTTGTAGTTCTACTGTAGGAAGTAAGTCCTGCATAGGGTTCCACCAAGTCATCCTACCGCCAGGTCCTAATAGCTTTGTAATATAGTTTTTCAGTTTCTTCATGTTAGTATCGTTGTAAGTATCAATAAAAATACCATGATACTGTCTTAGTCCTGATTTTTCAAAATCTTTTTGAAATTCTACATACCAGTCTTTACCTGAAATAACGTTTACTCTTTTGTGTGCTGTTTCTTTACTTCTACTATAAGCTTTATTTCTTAAATTGGCATATTCTTGAGCTCTTTCTGCTATTGCGGGATGGTATTCAATAATAGTATGTAAATCAGGTTTGTATCCTTGTATTAAATCTGCTGATATTCCCATTCCGAATCCTAGCTCTAATATAGTTTGTGCTTTTCCACCGGCTGTTACAAAATCAGCAGCTTGCTTCATTATGGGTTCTTCCCAGTCCATCATTACATTGTAAGTTTCTTCTCCATCAACGAAAGTTATCTTATTTTCATTGAAAGACATTGTTTTTTCTTTATAGTCGCTTTTATACCTACCTTTATAATCCGCTCTTGCCATGTTTGATTAATGCTTTATATTAGAATATCTATGCTATTTCTACAAATGTGTTATCTGGACAGAAATATATTTCTTCTACTGTAGGGTCTACTGAATATCCTATTATTCTAGCTATATGACCTGTAGTAGACGGAACTGCTGTTTGGTAATCTCCTGAAGTACTTGTGCTTAGGTATAGGTGTTGACCTTTACTAGGTGTTTGGTTACCAAAAGATGAATCTCTAACAAATCCTCTTAGTAGTATTCCTGCTGCTGCTGTTGTCCCCATTGCCACTCCTAGTAAGTTTTTACTAGTTGTACCAGAATTAGCTTGTGCTTTTACCCACTGGCCTGAGCTATTATATGCTACTATATCTCCTTGTCCAATTCCTGACTGTGATCCAAATGTTACTATTTCTCCTCTAAATTGATTATCTGCTGTTGGTTTTGTGTATGCTAAATTTTCTGTTGTAGTAGTTCCACCTACTTCAAGTTCTGTTGAAGGTGCAGTTGAATGAATTCCGACGTTATTACTAATAAAGTATGTTTTATTACTGGTAATTACTTGCTTAGTTACACCACTCCTTGATATTTGAAATGCCCCACTTGTCTCTATATTAAGTAAATTAGAGGACCCAGTATACTTAATATTAGCAGGTTGAGATGCTATTGCTGCTTGATTTCCAAAGTAAATACCTGGGTTACCGTATGTTGATGTATATAGGTTAATATTAGATTCCCCTCCATACCCATTGTAAGTTATACTTTCAATTCTTAATTCATTTGGAGTAGTACTACTTCCTACTTTTCTTGTATGTAAAAGGGTTGAAGGACTAGTAGTACCTATCCCTACATTATAACCAGTAACTCTCATTACTTCTGATGAATTACTGCCCATAATACGAGTAGCATAACCCTCACCATCCCAATCACCTAAAGTAAGTAAATTAGAGGTCCAATTTGCCCATGGATTACCTTCTATTCTATAACCATCACCTCCAGCAGCGTCAATTTCTCCACCTACTTCTAATTTAGAACTAGGACCAGTCGTTCCAATACCTAAATTACCGGACGGTGTTAAGTATAGTAGTGCATCATTTGCATCAACACTAGTTCCTTCTGCTATATAGAAACCTGTACTACCTATATTATCTTCTTCATCTTGGCTTAATACCCAACGTCTGCTCATGTCAGAGCCCTGTAGGATTATCTTCGGGTCTAGCTGGTTATTAAATATCCTTAATTCTCCTTGATTTATGTCTAATTTATGAGAAGGACTAGTCTCTCCTATACCTACTTTATCATCAAAGTAAGATATACCACTAGCATTTACGTTAAATATTGGTACTCCTGATATATCAGAGACTGTAAATAGATCTCCGGTTAAATCGTCTGTTATAGAGAATAGCTGGCCGTTTGAACCTTGTATGTCTAGAACTGTAGATCCAGATGAGTAAATCTGAACTCCACCACCAGGACTTCCATCGTTGCTCTTCAGGGACATTATAGGTGTATCTGCAGCAACAGCACCATCTCCGATAATAAAATCTAAGCCAAAAGTGGTATTATTCGGTGCTATGATTCCGTAAACTTCAGCTCCTAACCCTAATCCTATGTTCCCTCCGTCTACAGTTAGTCTTTCCTGTGGTGTAGCAATCCCTATACCGACTCTATCACTTCCTCCATCAACAAATAACATGTTTACGTTGTTGTTGGATTCTACTCTAAAGTTATGATCAGCTGATGCTTCGTTTACTACGGTTTCAGCTGTGTTTATATCGATTGCTCTTCTACTTCCTGCTGTTAGTGTAATAGCGTTATTTTGGAATCGTAAGTTTGTATCTGTATCTCCTGCATGATAGAGGTATTCAGATATGGTTAAATTAGATCCAACAGTTACATCTCCATTTGCTTGGAAAAAAGTTCCAGACGGACCAGTATTTCCATTTCCAATAATAGTAGAAGTAGAACCTCCTGTATAGTAGTTCAAATATACCGTGTGACCGTCATCAGAGTCAATATGTAAATTACCATTTGTTGTCTTTATAATAGAAGCACCGTTGTTTGCTGTAGTTCCGTATAGTAGTAACCTTGATGTTGTGGTTCCAGCTTGAGTACCTATTACAAGATCGTTGCCAGAAATACTTAAATTTTCATTCGAATCAATAGCACTTGTTCCGTTCCACAAAGCTATTCTATTGTCAACACCTGTTCCTGTTACGGTACCTTGCGGTGTGCCAGCTATAGCATTATCAACGTAGGTTTTATTAGCTGCATCTGTTCCATCGGTAACAGTATCAATACCTTCAATTCTTCCGGTACCTAGTAACTGTATACCACCACCGCTAACTTGAATATCGTCGTAAAAATAGGCTTTTCCTGAATCTGACATATCTAATAGGAAAGCAGAGAAGAATGTTCCGTTATCATTACCCCTAAATATTATGTCACTATCACTTACTGTGGATATAAATCTAAGGTCTTGGCTAGCTAGGCTTATTTTACCTACAGTAGTTCCAGCATTCTTAAGTTCTATTGATGAATTAGTTCCTTCATAATCTAAGTGTATTGCACCTGAAGAAGATATAATTAAATCGCCTGTGTCAGTCTTTATTTCACCATTTGCTCCGTTATGGAATATTTGCATATCGTTATCATCCCCTAACTGGAGTTGAGCTGAATCGCTGTCTAGGTGTATATTTCCTGTTGTAGTAATAGAAGGTACCGATAGTAACCCTGCAGAAGAATATGTCATTCTATTAGTAGAACTACCTGCAGGTCTCCATTCTAGATTACCACCATTGTAGGATGCGATATCCCACGATACCGTACTGTCATCTCTAAGTCTTAAATATGCCCAATTACTTCCTCCGTTTTCTATTTCGATTCTAGCAGATCCTCCAGAATCAACTTTAAAACCTAATCCATTTGTAGATTTAATAGTTTGATTTGTACTAGAACCTCTGTCGGCAACAGTATCTAAAGTATCTGCTTCTGCAGTTAGAACTGTACCATCAGAAATTGCAGCATTTAATTGTGCTGTTGTAAATGATCCTAAAGATGTTGCATTTCCTACTGATGTAATATGTCCAGTTAAATTAGCATTTGTAGTTACTGTTGCTGCGTTTCCTGTTATATCACTATCGGTAAAAGCTAATACTTTCCATACCTGGGTTGTAAATGCTGTAGAGTTTGAAAATTTTCTATAATACAAATATCCATTAGAACTGAATCCTAATTGACTATCATAATTACCGGAATGCCTGTTTAGAGTGATTACAGAATTGGAATTGTCAGATGTAGCAAATAAACCTGTTGTTCCTGCGCTTATTTGACCGGTATGTATTAGGTTGTTCTGGCCTGGTTGGGTAGTTAATCCACCCCCATCTGTTAATTTAGCAGCTGATCCAGCAGTAGTAGCAGTAGTAGCAGTAGTAGCAGTAGCTGCTGTTTGTGCAGCTAAACCAGAAGTTGGTCCATCATTTCCTGATGTCCATATTACATTATTGTTATGTTTTAAATCACTGGAACTATTAGTAAGGAACGCAATACCGTCTCCTGAGTCATTTTGTGAACTGATAACTAAAACAGATCCTACATGACCGCCTGTATTAGTAGTATGTCGTATATAAGCTCTATCGGAAAAGTCTGTTGTACCTTCTTTGTCAAACCCGGTAAAATCAATCGTTCTATCCTGGTTTGTAGCGGTTGCTGCTCCTGTTAGGAGTATATTACCATGAACATTTATAGAATCGGCAAAAGTTCCACCATTTGCTGCAGATACAAAATCTGTAGGTATTGTGGTATTACCAAAAGTTCTAATCTTTTTCCAGGTTTGCCAGTTCGAACTATCAGTCCTAGTTCTTAAATAATAATCATCCCCATTGTAATGGGCACCTATTTGGACAACACTAGCACTTCCACCGTTATTGAAAGTATACATAAATGCACTTGCACCAGTGTAACTTAATGTACGCATTCCGTTTTCTGCTACCTGGGTTTCTGTATGTGCATCATCAAATGGGTCAGCATTACTACCGCCAGTAGTTGTTGTTACGTCTATACTCCCTCGATCAATAAATAAACTACTATGTGTATTTGCGGAATTATCACCTGTGTTAGTTCCTGATAAATTAGCTCCTGTTATATTTCCGGTTGAATGTATTCCTTGATTAAATTCCCACCTATCATTAGCATTTATCCAATTAATAGTATAGTCACTTGCACCTTTTAGAGTTATACCTCCACCATCAGCTGTTATATCAGAAGGTGTAGATACATTTCCGATAATTATATTCTTATCTTCTACTAATAAGTTAGCTGTATCTAAAGTTGTAGTAGTTCCTTCTACTGTTAAATTACCGCCGACTACTACATCACCGTTACTGTCGTAAGTATCTGATGTAATTCCTAAATGTCTTTTAGTACCTGTTACTGTAGCCATATTATCTTAGTCTTTTTCTTGTTATCTTAAATTTTATATTCGAATTTTTAGCAGCATCGTGCATAGACCCGTAATCAACTGAAAGGCTTCCTTTGGTTTGTAAAAATGGAGCTTTATTTGGGTGACCTGTAGCTGAGAGTTTTATTCTTAGTTGTGTTCCTGTAGTGCTGAATACATGTGCTTCATTGGAGTCTTTATCGTAGGTTTCCCAATTTGTACCGTTATTACTACTTACGAAAACATTAAGAGCACAATTGGACGGTATAACAAACTCATCTAGTGCTGGGATAAATACCATATCTACATTTGCACTATTAGGTAAAGTAAATGTTCCGAATACTGCCTCCCAATTTCCGCATAATTCTTGAGGTTTTGTACTTTCTGACCATATTCTAAATGAATGTCCGTCTGCTCCGTATCCCATCCTAACCCAGTATTTTGTACCATTTGCTGATGACATAAGTACTGGATTAACTCCATAATCTGATTGCCAACTTCTACCTCTTGCTGAACCTCCGTAAACACTAGCTTGGTCTTCTGTAGAACTTGATATTGTCCTTCTAGAATAAACTTTAAAGGTACTAAGATCTAGAAAACCTCCGTCTACTCTACCGTACCCTCTATCTCCTACTACCGGTATAAAAGAGTCGGTATAACCCGGCAGTTTATCCATTGGAGTTCCTGATGTTTTCTGGAATTTTGTTCCAAATCTAGCAATTCCATTAAAGTCAATTCCTTCTGTGTAATTTCTAAGGTAAACTCGGTCTTTAACATCAGGTGCTCCTCCTGTAAAGCAGTTGGTATAATCTACTTTAAGAAAGTAATCGTACCCTGGTGCTATAATAACATTTGGAGCGTTTACTGGATCTGGTACAAATAATCCTGATTCTCTACAGTAACCGTTTACGGTAAAGTCTGAATTAGTTCCTGCAACTGTATCTTCTAAGTCACAGTATAATGTTTCCGGGGAACTTGTAGAAGCGTCAAGTATTACAGTAAAAGCACCGTTACCTTCATAATCCCAATAGTATACTCTATCGTTTACTTCGTCGTATGATAAAAATGCTCTATAACCATTTCTATCATTATTGGCAGAACCGCTGTACTTATCTGATCCTGCACCATCTAAAAACTCTTGAGCACCTGTAGATAGATTTCTTCTAGGGTATTTTTTATAATGTCTATTAGAATCATGTTCTGAAGCATATATCCAATTTCCTGCTGCTACTAATCCGCCCGCATACCAATAACCAACCCTTCTTACATATCCATTAGCTCTTGAATTAGTTCCTGAAGGATCTATAAAATCTGTAGGGTTAGTATGTGAAGGTCTATCTTCTCTAATAATAGCACCGCTATTGGTAGTGCCATCTTTAGCTCCCCTGTAATCAAATATAGAATAGCCGTATACGTTATAACTCATCACAACTGCCTTACCTGCGCTTTTTGCCATTGCTACAGATTGCATGTGATTATATGTAGAACCTGTATCTCTCCATAAAGCATTGCTGTCATGATATAGTTTTGTCATAGACCCATCATTATTGAGTCTTCTGAAGGCAACACCATCTCCCCAACCTGATGTCATTAGTATATCTCCATCAACATCGTATCCGTTATGAAAACCAATAACCCTATCTCCACCATCATATTCACCTCCGGTAGAAGATACGACACAATTACCCGATCCTCCTTTTTGGACAGGACCTATAGTAGTATTATCATACTCATACATACCTGCACCAGTGATTGATATAATATTACTTCTAGTTATTTTTTGATGTTTAAACTTCCCCATTTATTTCTTTAAGTTTACTTTCTGCTTCGGTTAAAGCTTCTAATAGTATATTCATTAACTCTTTATCTGGATTACCTATATTTTCTTGACAAGCAATATCCTCTAATCTTTGGTCTCTAATATTTTCCCAGTATTCTAAACTTTCTTCCATATTATACTACTGTTGTTTCTACCCAAAATTGGTGAAAGTTATTATTATTATTGCCGCTAATTTGATACATATAACTATTATTCATTCCTGAGTATATTAATGTTGCTGAATTTCTAGACAAGCTACTTTGTGTTGCATGTTCATGTTTATAAATATTGTAAGCTGTAACAAATCTACCTTTTGCACTAGGTGCATCGTATTGGATGTAGTATGCAGTATTAAGGTTTACAACAGACATATTTGTAGGTTCTACTGTACCTACTGAGAATGATTTAGTTCCTGTTAGTGGACTTGAATATACTCCGTTCTTTACGGCATACACCCTATATGCTTGTGTCCCTCCTGCGTTAAACGAATCGTCTATGATACTCATGGTAGCACCGAAATCCGCCGGAGGTATAACCGATATTAATCCATAATCTCCTCCTGCTACGGAACTGAATACTAAATAGTTATCTATGTTGGTTGTGGTTGATGCAGTAAAGGTTACATTAATTGTGTCGTTAACAATTGATGTTACTAAACTTGTAGGAGCATTAACTGTTAAAGTATATTTGTTTCCTCCTGCTACTATATTTCCTGTCATTGTGCCACCAGCTAAAGGTAAATAAGCACCAGTTGCTGTAGTAATAGCATTATCAACGTATGTTTTACTGGTAGCATCTGTACCTGCAGATACAGTATCTACTCCCGTGATTCTACCTGTACCTGTTAATGCAACTGTGTTTACTGAGAAGGTTCCAGTTGCGTCTGGTATACCTGTGGAGCTGTATTCTCCAAAGTGTAGAACTCCTGTTGAGTTTAACCATAAAGATTTTGATGCTCTACCTGCCCAGTGGAAATTTAAATTAGGAGCATATTTATCTGCACTCTGTGCTGATCCTACTTGACCTCTCTCATTTATACTTATAGGTGAGTTTTCCCAGTCTTCATTATTAGTTAGAGTTGTACTAAATTGAGACATTCCTCCTTGTACATCAAGTCTACTTTGTGGAGATGTTGTTCCTATACCTATTTCTTGGTCATGATTAATGTACATCGCTCTAGTAAGAGTCCCCTCCTTGCTAGTCCAAAAAGACATTGCACCTTCCGTTTCAAGACCACCATCTCCTGTGTTATCATTAACCCATGATATTCTGCCCCATTCCGTATCGTTATTAGAATCGGTAGCCCACATTGAAATATGTCCTTCTGTTGTGGCTTTTATATCACCACCGGTATTTTTTCTTTGTAATTTTAATACCTCTACAGAAGCTTGTCCTGAGGCAAATTGGGTATTATCAACTATATGTAATCTAGCTGCAGGAGAGGATTCACCAATACCGACTTTACCATCATACCTAATACGCATTAGTTCATTTCCTGATTCTTGAAATATATGTGCGCTGTTGCCGTTATCGTTACTATCTACATTATAAGTGATATCACCTAGAGATTTTAAAATAAAATTACTAGTACTTACTCCATTTAACTGCCCTATTCCAAAATCTATATAATCTACGCTTGTCAGCTGCCCAGAGTTCATATTTATGGTAGCATCGCTATTCATTGTACCGCCGGCTAAGGGAAGTTTACTACTGTCGGTTGCTGAAATATTGGTTAAGTTACTACCATCTCCGGTAAAAGAAGTAGCAGTTACTGTGCCGCCAACTCTTACGTTATGCTTTGTAGTACCACCGCCAACTCTGTCTGCAAAGTTAGTAGTAAATTGAGCGGTTCCGCTTCCTGGTGCTGTTGTAGGTTGTACCTGTAAAGTACCGTTGCCGTAAACCGTTCCTGGTGTAGGATCAAAAAAGATAGTTTGGTATGCTGTAGAATTGTCTCCAAGTAACACAGTACCGGCAGCGTCAATGCTAAGTCTTTTTGTAGCTGCAACCACAAATGACATAGAATTGGTAGCGTGATCGTAATCTATTTTACCTACATCATCATCAGCTGCGTCTCCAAACCATATCTCTGAATTTTTACCTGCGGCTGCAGTATAAATTTGTAAACTTGAATTATGTGTAGTATTGCCTATTATTGCTCCTATTCCTGTTGTTGTATCGCTAACTTCTAGTTTAGCTCCAGGATCAGTAGTTCCGATACCGACGTTACCGTTACGTAAAATAGTCATTTTACTATCAGATAGAGTAGCGTCTGAGTTATTTAGAGTATCGTTATTTAAAAAATGAAGTTTTCCTGTTCCATAACTACCTACTCTTTCTAGCGCTATACCTGCTTTTACTGCTCCGTTTGCAGCTATATAACTGGCTAATCCTATACCTGTGAAATTACCTATCGCGTTTGCTTTACCTGCTACTATTGGAAATTCATTTGTACCGGATCCTTCGGCTGTAGTTGAGTAACTTGTTACCTTGTAGCTTGGACTCGTAGTCCCAATACCGACTTTATCATCATTTAGAACCATTACGCTAGACCTACCGTAATTACTGAAACTGAGTATAGTAGGGTAGGGTGCATTTCCTGTGCCAGTAACGTCCATTACTTTGTATCCATTTCCATACGTGGAACTAGGTCTCATGTATAGTTTATCACTAATATATAAATCACCAGTTACACGTTCTCCTGACCCTGCTGAAAGCGGTAGATGTCCAACTTGTGAGTAAGTATAAGCTGAATCCCAGGACGTAATTTTACTTAGTGGTGCATGATTAGTGGTCCAGACTTCTGTCCAGTTTTGCCAACCTGTTCCTTGTGGTGAAGCACCGTTTTGATTGTACTGTCTTATGAACATACCAGACTCATTATAGTCTTCGTTGGTACTTATCTGTAGAGCGTTAGAAACACCACCTCCTAGTGTATAAACAGAACTGTAAACTGTAGCTCTATTTGATGTCGTATTATTGACTTGGTGAGTGCTGAATATAGATCTATTATCGTTATTTAAGTCATCGGTACTACTATATTCTTTTGGTTTAAATGTTAGATTTCCAGAAACAATACCATCTCCAACAACATGAAGTTTTGCGGTTGGACTAGTTATTCCTATTCCTACGTTACCTCCACTTAAGATAGTTAAGTGTGTATCAGCTCCTTTTTTAAAGTAGTATTCTCCGTTACTTTTAAAATCTAAAGAACTTCCTGTTCCTTCTATAAAATTATTTACGTTACCGCCGAAGGTTAGTCTACTATGTATCCTTGCTGTACCGCCTACTTCTAGTTTATACCCAGGGTTAATAGTACCAATACCTACGTTACCGTCTACTTTTACGGTCATTCTGGTTTTAGCATCTTGACCATCTTCGAATAATTCAAAGTTACCTGCGGAATTCTGTCCAATAGACCAGTCTATAGTTCCTGCTGTTGCAAAACTTATACCAGAGTAGTCACTCGAACCTGCTCTATCGATAAGAACAGTATTTGCATTTCCTGTTCCTGTTCCTGTATTAACATGTAATACACTATCTGGGCTATCTTCGTTTATTCCGACTCTTCCATCTGCTCTAACTATAAAAAAGGGTGTATTTAGAGTTGATGCAGCGCTGTGTTGACTTATCTGAAAGAATGTTGTAGTATCTGTATTGTTACTATTTGAATCTAAATCTACAAATACATTATGGTAAGAATTGATTCTAATATCATCACTGGCGTTTCCGTTGGTATCTACACTTCCTATTCCGTGGTATGTACTGTTATTACCGTACATTGTTAAAAACTTACCGCTGTCTATATTAACATCTCCTTGGTCAATATTCAATGATCCGGTAAAATCATGATTATCATCAGAAGTATCTCCAAATTTGGTTGAACCTGATTCATACATAATAGATGCACTTACAAACTCTGTATGAAATTCCTGTGCTGTTACTTTTCCGGCTACTACTACATCTTCTGTGAATGTTACATTCCCTGCATTGTCAATAGTAATCCCTTTGTTATCGTCGGTATGAATAACAAGGTTATCTGGAGTTGCATTATATTTAATTTTATAATCTCCGCCACTACCTAGGCTAAGCTGACCAGCATCGTATATTCTAAAGTTAGCTTGTGTATATATAAGAGAACTTGCGGCTAATTCTAAATAGTTTTCAGCATGAATCTGCATATACCCAGATCCAGCACCGTGAGTTTGTCTTATTTGAAAATTACCAGCACTATCAATGTACAGGTTACCTGAATCAGCTGCTCTGTCATCGTACCCGAATATTTGTAATCCATCACTATCTGAGGTTTGTTTAATATCTAAACCTCCTTGTATTTGTGTATCCTCCTGTAAGTCTATTAAAGTAGTAGCTGTTAATTTTAACGTATTACCTTCTGCTCTTATTGAACCTCCTGGCCAGTTAACTGATTTATTGCTAGATAGTCCAACTGTACCTGCAAAAGTTGCATTTTGTGAATTGTCTAATGCAAGAGCTGAAGTATCATTTGTACCTAAGTGTAAAGTTGTATTTTCTCTGTTCCAAATATAAGCAGTTGAACCATTTACACCAACAGTAAGACCATCACTAGAACCATTGCCACCAGTAGAGCTAGTCTGAAATTGCATGTAAGAAACAGTACCAGTACTTCTTGCGTATATAGGAATACCTCCAGAACCACCAAAAACACTACCACCAGTTTCTGTGGTTATACTACCTGCAAAAGTTGCGTTTTGAGATGAATCTACATTTAATGCCTGTATGTTGTTTGTTTTAATTGCAAGTCCGTATGGTGATGATCCGGTCTTTACAATCTGAGCGTCATTTGAGGAGTCTTGATCTCCTATAGCTAATCCATTAGTAGTAAAGTAAGCTTTTATCCCCCCTCCCCACAAGTACTGTAGCTTATTATCTTTAAATCTCCATTGAGCTGTATAAGTAGAGCCTGAAGAGTCTATAAGGGTGATTGCTGGGTTTTGATTAGATAATGTAAGGCTTGATAGTGTTTTAGCACCTGTTATTGACTGGGTAGTATCTGTGGTAACCATGTTAGAAGGTACAATCCCGGTAACATTAGTCAAGTTGCTACCATCACCGTGTAAATTATCTGCATATATGTTTGCATACCTTACTGCTGTAGTCCCAATGTTGTACAGTGAGTCACTAGCTGCTACTATATGATTTGTTGATAAGTTACCTGAAAAGTTACCCTGGGAAGAATAAATATTAGCAAAACGGAATGATGAATGTCCTAGTGATAATCCGTTAGTTGTCTGTGGGTATAACTGGTTGGTATCTAATGATAACCTATCTATACCGTCCGTACGAAATTTAATAACATTATCAGTCTCAAACCCTATGTAGTTATCTGCATCTCTACCAATATAATTAGCTCCTACAGCTACATCGCCTGTTACCTCAACACCTGTGTTTGTAGTTGCTAATTTTTCATTACCGTTGTAAAACAGTTTAACATATTCATTTGTTCTTGCCCATATCGAAACTTCAGAACTTCCGTATTGTATTACTTTCCAGTCATTGCTGTAGTAGTTTAGTAGATCACCTGCACCTGCATCAACTATATAAGAATTAGTACCATCATGGTACATTTGAAGATCTTGAGATGCTCCAAGTTGGAGTTTATTGTTATCCCCTAGATTGAGATTTCCATCTAAGGTAGTCGTACCATCTGCATTTACATCAAATATAGATACTCCTGAGATATCAGATACGGCAAAGAGAGTGCCTGTTAAATCATCTGTTATTGAGAAAAGTTGTCCTTGAGATCCCTGTATATCTAGTACAGTAGACCCTGATCCATGTACGATCAGGCCTTTTTTTACTTTGAATTCGTTTGCCATAATTTTTTATCCTTTTTTCATTGTCCAAAAGG